ATTTAATGAGTGATGAAGATATCAAATTCGCTGAAACATTCCTGCGTAACATACAGCCGGAGGTGGAAAAATCATGAAAGAACTTGCCCGCTTCACAAAAAGCAGGCTTTGTGTGGTATGGCTTATCATTACCGCCTGCGCTTTATGTGATCTTTTCCAAACCGTTGCTAATGGAAACACGCAAAACACTTGGATTAATTTTATCATGAAGCTGATATGGTCCATTGGAATTGCACAGGCTTATGAATTTGGATTTAGAAACGGAAAGGAGAATTGATCTTGACCAATATAACACTGGAATCTTTATGCGGGATTCATACTTTAAGCGCCGTTGAATATGGGCACAGCGACGACGGGCAGTCTGAATTATTTTATTTTACTTTAGATGGGATTACTTATTGCGCTGAAGAGGATCCAGATGATGGGTATCGCAGCGCAATGGGATCTTTGACCATAAGTAATAAGCAATTAAGTACAAATATTCCTCCTACTAAAGTGCTTTGCAAAATGAGCGAAGAAAAATACGTTGATTCTTTACTTATGATAGACATATTAACACAGAAAATTGTACTTGAAGTCGGAACGGACTACACAGAAGATTATTATCCTGTTTTTGTTGCAGCATGGAAGCCTAAAAATTTGCACTGTAATATTTCGAAGGAGGAATGATCATGGCAGGCTGGCAATTATTACTTTTAGGTTATTTTTTAGGCGCACCGTTAGGCTTCTTGCTTTGTTCCGTTCTGGTGGCAAGCAAAGACCCGCCCAAACCGCACACCACTTGCAAGGACTGCGTACATAGGAACAAGCAGGAGTGTCCCTTTTACCATCTGGAAAGAAGCAATCATATAGATCATATTGAATACCAATGGACAACCGGGAAAGACGACGACTTCTACTGCAAAGACGCCAAAGCACATGAACCGGAAAAGCTGTGAAGGGTGCGTCTATCATAGAGCACTGGCAACCCACGGACATGGCTTCGTTAAATACTGTAATTATCTTCTGGATACTGGTAAGCCTAGAGGCTGCCCGCCGGAGAAGTGCGACAAAAAGACTGTCAGGAGGTTGAAAAATTGACAAAGAAGGAGTTTCTGAATCAATACCGTAATATAGAAATAATCATTGGATCAAAGCTAGATGAACTAGCGAAAACCAGAGAACGCGCTGAAAAAACAACACAAACCCTTTCTCCTGATAAAGTCAAATCTGAAAGCAGTGGAGGCCTTGAAGTTTCAATCGAAAAAATCATAGGATTGGAAATGGAGATTGCAAAAGAAATAGAATCTTTGAATATAGTGAGAATAAAAATTGAAAAAGCTATTTCTAGCATAAATGATTATGGGCTGGAAAGTATTCTGAGATTGCACTATATCAATGGCATGTCTTGGGAAAAAGTTGCAGTTAAAATGAATTACTCTTATCGCCACACTACAAGACTACATGGAATTGCCTTGCAAAAATTGAAGATTGAGTAAGATGTCCTTGAATGTCCCTCTTGACTTATTGTATCATTAAACTAAAGAAATAGGCAGAGGATTATTCCCCTGCCTTTTCGATATACTCCGCAATGAATTTTTTAATTTCGGTAGTCGGCTTTGTTCCGTTCTTTTCACACGCGGCCCGGAAAGCTTCCAGAACCTCCGGGCGCAAGTCTAACGGGAAACGGACGTAATTTTTCCTCATATATGCCTGTTGAATCTCACTTTTGCTTTTTGCCACGCTTAAACACCTCCACAATGTCCCATACAAACACAATTAAAGTCAATCCTATTGCAAACCAGGTAAGCCAATTAAACCCATGCTGGACAGCATAAATAATATTGGCGGCGGTCAGCAGATACAGCGGCGAGTTCCTTAATAGTTTCTTCTTGCTCATATCAATTCAATGGGGTATAATAAGGGTGGAGTTCGGGGAGCTTTCGCTCCCCTCCCTCTTAGCCCTTAGAGATTGTGTAGATTACCAAGGCGACATTTGCGAGACCTGCGAGAATCTCAACTATTGTCTTGATATCTTCCACATTCTTTGGGGGCTTTTTCTTTTTCCCCACTGGACTTTTCACCTCCTTTCCTTTGATTATATTATATAATCTACGTACGTATATGTCAACCCTTTTTCAAAACTTTTTTAAATATTTTTCAGCCCTTTTGCTATTAGCGGAGGGCTTTTCTTAATACCCAAAACAGGAAGTGATTTCATGTACTGCCCAAGAGATGGAAAGTGCGTTTTTGACGGCTTCAAGACGGCGGAAAAGCATATTTGCGCTTTGCCTAGATGTCAATATCCCCGTGAACTAAAACAGGCCTTACAGAACCGCATAGCCAATATTTTAGGACAGCCACAGGGCAGAACCAGACGGGAGCGGGAGCTTGAAATTCTCAGAAATGAAATTGTTAAATTAAATTTGTAAAGCGGTGGTGGTATGGCGACAAAGTCGAACGAATTAAATCTAACAAGCAAGCAAAGAAAACTTGCGGAATTATTAGCAAATCCGGACTTCATCGGGAGCATCACGGAGTTATGCCGGGAATGCGGTGTAGCCCGTTCCACTTATTACAAATGGTTGGACAAGCCGGAGTTTACCAAATATGTGGACAGCCTGATTTCTAAATTTACAAGCAGCGAGCTTTCAACGGTTTGGAAAGCCTTGATCCGGCGCTGTTCTATCGGAGATGTTCAAGCAATTAAGCTGTATTTTGAAATGAGAAAGGAATTATCCTCAAAAGACGAAAGCGGGGTTCAGATCATTGACGACATCTAAATTATCCGGCATTGTCTCCCCCGCTTTTTACGACGTTCATCGGCAGATCAGAATGGGCCGCATTGACGAAGCGGTACTAGAGGGTGGCAGAGGCTCCACAAAATCCAGCTTCGCATCAGTTGAACTGGTTCTGCTGCTTATAAGGCACCCAGACTGCCACGCCGTGGTGATGCGCCAGGTTGCAAACACGCTGCGGACCAGCGTTTACGCGCAAATATGCTGGGCCGTTACTGCTTTGGGATTAACTCAGAAATTCAAATGCACCGTTTCCCCAATGGAATGTACTTACCTTCCTACTGGGCAAAAGATCATGTTTTTCGGCATGGACGACCCTGGAAAAATAAAATCCATCAAAGTGCCGTTCGGGTATATTGGAATGGCCTGGTTTGAAGAGCTTGACCAATTCGGAGGCCCTGAGGTAATCAGAAATGTGGAACAGTCGCTTTTGCGCGGCGGTGCCTTTTCTTTTACCCTAAAATCCTTTAACCCTCCCTCCTCTGCCAGAAACTGGGCCAACCGGTATGTAAAGGAACGGCGGGACAGCCAGCTGATTCATCACAGCACCTATTTGACAACGCCTAAGGAATGGCTTGGCCCCAGATTCCTTGCGGACGCGGAACGGCTCAAAGCAAAAAGCGAAACCTCCTACCGTCATGAGTATCTGGGAGAGGTTGTCGGCAGCGGAACCCAGGTATTTGAAAACCTGAAATTGGAACCGATTCCGGACGAAATGGTCCGTTCCTTTGACCGCAGGCTCCACGGGGTAGACTGGGGCTATTATCCAGACCCCTGGGCGTACAACGGAATGCAATATGACGCGGCCAGGAAAACCCTGTATATTTTCGACGAGGCAACCGCCAGGCGGAAAGGAAACTGGGAAACAGCCGATATTCTAAAGGCAAAGGGCCTCACTGGAAACGACAGAATCACGGCGGACAGCGCGGAGCCCAAAAGCGTCGGGGACTACAACGCTTACGGCTTATACTGCCGGAGCGCCGAGAAAGGCCCTGGGTCTGTGGAATACAGTCATAAATGGCTGCAAAGCCTGGACTGCATCTGGATAGATCCGGTCAGATGCCCGGATACCGAAAAGGAGTTTTCGGAATACGAATACGAGCAGGACAAAAAAACCGGGGAAGTTTTAGACGGATACCCCGACGCGGACAATCATCATATTGACGCCGTAAGGTACGGCACGGAATACCTTTGGAAACGTGGAGGGGTGTAAGCATGGGACTTTTTCATTTAATCAAGGAGGCGGTGATGAAGATGCTGAATCTAAAGGAAATTAAAAAGCTGGGCGCGGATCTATCGTCGTATATGGCGGAAGCAATTCGAACCTGGGACGATCTGTTTTATTTAATCAACCAGCCTCCCCATTCCTTGAAGCTGGCGCAGACAATCACCAGCTATCTGGCGACGCTTGCGACCAGCGAGTTAACCCTAGACGCGGGCGCGGGTCAGCGGGGAAAATATATCACGGAACAGGCGGCCGGCAATCTGCTTCCTAATATCAACGAGGCGGTACAACTTGCGGGGGCTGGCGGCATGGCCGCAATAAAGCCGTTTGTAAAGGGCGGGTCAGTCTATGTGGAGATTATCCCACGTTCCCGGATATTCCCGAAAGGCTTCGGCCCAAACAAGAGAATCGAATCCGGGTTCTTTACGGATTTTGACCGCCTGAAGGACGGAAAGCCAGTAGTCCGCATCGAGGAATTTGCCCTTCAGAAAGACGGCCTTCTCATTACCAACCGGGCTTACCGGCTGAAAGAAGCCGATGGAATCGGCGGAGAGCTCTCTCTTTCTGAGGTAGAACGCTGGGCGGACCTTCAGCCCGAAGCTTTTATTTCAGGTGTAGACCGGCCTCACTTCGGCCTAATCCGAATGCCGATGCT